AATGTTACAAATATTAATAATAGGATTGCTGCAAATTTACATTTGAATCCAGACTATCAAAATGCTTTAGTTGTGAATGGCAACCTTCCAGAGGGAACATCATTGACCTTGGATGGTATTTTAATTGGTAAACCTATTATAGCTAATGTGTATAGTTATACCAACGAATACAACTATAATTTTACCATACAAGCAAACAGTATATCAAGTGGTGCAGTTTATAACGATACGTATACGCTAACAGTTACCAAAGGTATAGCACAAAATGAAAATGATATAACAGCTAGAATTACAAATCTTGGTAACAGGTATAGCATAAACCTAATTAATCAAACTGGTCAGTCAGGTACATGGCAGCTGGCATCTGGTATACTTCCACCAAACACATCCATTAATTCAAATGGTTCGATTGATGTCAATACCGATTACAATTTACTGCCTTTTCTGCGTGAACAATTTGTAGATGCAACGTTATACCATTCGCCACAAAATATTAAAGAATGGAATAAATGGTTAGAATTATGGTTACAAGAAAACAAAAAATTTGATTACAGTTTCACAGTGGAATGTGTAGATAACAACAATTCGGTATTAATTGCTTATAGTTTACGTATCATTCATACCTTACCCCCTTTAACCGGTTACTTTGAAAAATATGCCAATCAATTGAGAGTAGATCCTACTCAAAATTACTACTTAATATTTGATTCACAAAATCAAGCTATAAACTGGGTTACTGATGCTAACCTTGGTATCATGGATAATGGCACCGTAAGTGAATTATCTTTATTAGCTCAAACTAAAAATTCTGCTCTAGTCTACTATTTTATGAAACCAATTCAGTATTCAAGATTACCGCAAGGTCTTACTCTTAATAGAAATGGTAATTTAATGGGGAGAATAAGTTTCCGAACACATATGGATGATCCTGCTAATGTACCAAATAGTAACATCTATGAGTTTACTGTTAGAGCTTATACAAAAAAAAATAGAACTTATAGCGATAAAAAATTTACATTGACCATAAACAGAAAATATTCTCAACCACTGGATAATATATGGTTATATGCCATGACCGGTATAGAAAATAGATTTAGTTTTGAAAGATTAGTCACGTTATTAAAAGGGTATGATAGTTTTATATATAGGAATAGAGATCCAAGATTTGGTGTAAGCCAGCGTATAAAAATTTTATTTGCTGTTGGTATACAGGCCAAGAGCATACCGCAATATGAAAATATATTATTAGCCAATCACTATGATAAAACTTTGACTTTTGACAAGGCCAGGATAGCTTATGCATTAGGACCAAATCTTGAAACACAATATGAAGTAATTTATTTTCCAGTGATAGATCCAAAGACAGGAAGGTCTTCTATTAATACTACATCGACACCAACAGTAGAAATTAATTTAAAAGACAAAATTGTAAATTATTATGTAAAAGATGGTCAAACCTTTTATAAACTTACTCCAAACACATTAGAAAACATGCAGGCTGTATTACGTGCCCAAGTTGGAACTAATACGCTGGATCTTATGCCTAGATGGATGACCAGTATCCAACCCATAGAAGGCCGTACTGGTGTTTTTTCTGCACCAATTGGTTTCATCAGTGCTTTTGTATTGTGTTATTGTCGTGCAGGACAAGCAAATAAAGTCTTGTCAATAATAAACAATTATAATTTTAATCGAATCGAATTTACGTTTGACAGATATCAACTTGAAAATCAGCATAGTGTTTATTACAGAAATTCTGTATTTGTACCAGGTAGTAATGTAACTTTATTTGATAGCGGCACAACAATTCTTGACAGCAATAGTACTAAAGTAGTAGAAAACATAGAATCCTACTATCACCCAGATTTTGGTAATAAATATCTTAAGTTTCCAAAAAATAATGTATTCCGATGATAGATACAACCGCTATTAATATAAATTTTCCTGCTGCTGGTCAAAACAACAGTAGCCAAGGATTCAGAGATAATTTTGCCGCCATTAAAACTGGGTTGGATATTACTAGCCAATATTTAGGTATAGTTGATGTTCTAAGTAAAACAGTTTTGATAAAAGATGAAAAAAATGGCAGTTCGTTGTTGAATAATGATATGGATTATCACTTTATATCAAGACCAACTTTGAAGGCACCAGGCGGGGAATATATTAACAATGGTATCAGTGGTGATGTTCTAACTGTGGACTATTACCGAGGCAATTTGCAAAGATTTTCGATTAGCACAGACGTAAGAATAAGTTTTATTAACTTCCCCACTGACACTATTTTTGGTACAGTTAAAATTTGGATCACTAATAACGTAGATGCACATAATTTATTCTTACCAGATAATGTACGATTAAGTCAAGATAGTCCATATTATAGCACTAAGATTGTGCCTATGACAACAACAGGTGATTACCTATTTGAATTTATAAAAATTGACAGTGATAATGCTATTTGGATGATTGATCAAAGCAAAACTCCAATACCCATTGCAAGTTATGATAAAGCAGGCCTGGTTAGAATAGATGGTGTTAGTCTAGAAGTAGATTCTACAGGATTATTAACTGTACGTGCTGGGTCACCAAGCGATATAAGGTTAAAAAACAATATTGCTACTCTACAAGATCCATTGGGCATTATACGCAAACTAAGAGGTGTAACTTTTAACTGGATTGATGGTAATTTGCCTAGTCTGGGTGTGATAGCACAAGAATTAGAATCAGTATTACCGGAATTAGTTAGTACCGACACAAATGGAATGAAACAGGTTGATTACTCAAAACTAGCTGCTGTGTTTATAGAAAGTATTAAACAGCTAGATTTACGAACAGGTACAAGTTGACAATTAAATTTAATAATAGTATACTAAACAAAAGAGGATACTATGACTAAAGCAGATCTTAATCTATACACCGAATTTGTTACTAAAGTAACTAGCGAAACCAGCCGAGATCTTACCACTTTTATGAATAGATTGGATATAATTGATGGTAATTATGATTTTGCAAATAATCAACATGGCCCAAGCGTAAATGTACCTTTGATGTTGACTGGGGCAATGGGTCTATGTTCAGAATCTGGTGAACTAATGGAAATTGTTAAGAAAATGGTTTTTCAAGGTAAGCCGTTGACAGATGAAACCTTATTCCACATGAAACGTGAATTGGGCGATATAATTTGGTACTGGACAAATATGTGCTCTGCTTTAAAGCTGGATCCAAACGATGTTATAGTAGAAAATGTAAATAAATTAAAGTCACGCTATCCAGGAGGCTCATTTAATGTGAGTAGGAGCGAAAATAGAGTTGAGGGAGATTTATAATGTTTCATCCATTGGCACAAGATATAACCGGACTAACCGACGATGAACTGTATAAGAAATACAATGAACTTAATAGCAAATTTATTTCTGCACATCGAATTGGATCAGGTTCTGTTATACAACAAATGTCTATGTTACTGGAACACTATCGTAATGAAATGCGTAATCGCCAAGAAAAATTGTTAAATGAAGCAGGTAAACGCAATAGCAACTTTAAAAACATAATTGACATAAAATGAAGTTTGACCAATTTGGACAATGTTATACCAGTTCAAATTTGCTTGCCGACAATCTATATCAAAATCCAGATTTGGATTTAGCAGGTATACTTGTGACTGATCCAACACAATACAATAATAGTATTGATACATTACATTGTGATTTTGTTAAATTACAGCAGTATATACAGCCAGATATATCTGTAGAACAGTTCGACCATAACAATCAACGTAATTGGTACATGCCTCAAGAGTATGTTGATCTAGATATTGCAAAACATGTACTAGGTTTATGTTCAACCTCAACAGAATTACAAAGAGTAGGACAAGAACTATTATTATATCAAGAACGAAATCTTTTTCCGTTACTGTGTTATCTTAAATACTTAGTTGATACCCTTAGGAAAAACCAAATTATATGGGGCGTAGGTAGAGGCAGTAGTACTGCCAGCTATGTTTTGTATCTACTGGGTGTACATAAAATCAATAGCATTTATTATGATTTACCTATTGAAGAATTTTTAAAAGGATAGGATATGGCCAAAATTTACAAAAGTGCATTAGGACGCCAAGTTGATATGGACCAACTACGCCTAGCTAACGAAGATGTAATTGCTGTGGGCAATATGAAAGTTAATGCCCGAGGTGATGAATTAGGATTTGGTGGGCAGGTTTTAAGAACAAGAAATGATGTAATGAACGAACATTACAAATTACATGGTACTTTAAGTCGTAACGACCCAGAGATTCAGCGTCCAGATGAAACATTCCTTCATGCTAAGCCACCAGAAAAGCCAACACTGCGTGGTGCCTTGGCTAATGCAATCTTAAAACCTTCTGTTAGACGATTAGATGATCAAGATGGTGAAAAATGAGTCAAATTTTAACTACACATATTAACAAATTACACGCTTTACATGATTCAGTCTTGGTGACTGAAATGAGTTTCCAAGAACGTCGTAGTGCCGCGGGGATTGTGATTCCGGTTGATGATGGCAAAAGCAGTGGTGTACGTCCACGATGGGGCAAAGTATTTGCAGTTGGTCCAAAGCAGCAACATGTTAAAGAGGGGCAATGGATTTTGGTAGATCATGGAAGATGGACCAGAGGTATCAAAATCAGCATTGATCAAACTGAACATGTGATTAGAAAAGTTGACAACAACGATATTTTATTGGTCACTGATACCCAACCAATGGACGAAACTTTCAGTGACAAAGTCTAACTAATACTGTATAATACAGTATTACTTCAAGGAATCATTATGTCAATTAAACAACTGTGGGTGGAAGCCTATCGTCCTACCACCATTGATGGCTATGTCTTTACAGACAGCTCTTTAAGAGAACTAGTTGAACATTGGATCAAAGAAGGCAGTATACCACATATTTTATTATATGGTCCCGCAGGAACAGGTAAAACCACACTGGCAAAAATTATTATCAATTCGGTGGGTTGTGATGAAATTGATGTTCTATATGTGAACGGTAGTAAGGAAGGAAGAAAGATCGATTGGCTTCGTGATAAACTAGACAACTTTTGCAGCACAATGCCTTTTGGTAAATTCAAAGTTGTTATGATTGACGAAGCAGACTACTTGAACAAAGACAGTGTACAACCTGCTATGCGTAATCTAATGGAAGATTATTCGGATACGGTGAGATTTATAATGACTTGTAATTATCATCATAGAATAATTACACCACTGCGTAGTAGATGTCAAGAAATCAATGTTGCTAAAACAGATCAAACTGAATTTACTGCACGTGCCGCTACTGTGCTCATGCAGGAACAAATAGAGTTTGATTTGGATATTTTAGATACTTTTATTCGTGCAACTTATCCAGATTTACGCAAATGTCTAAATCTTTTACAGGCTAACTGTGTAAGCGGCAAGTTAGAAAGCCCAAAAAGCAATAGTGCCAGTACACAAGATTATAAACTAGAAGCAGTGAATTTGTTCAAAGCAAAAAGACAGCGTGAAGCTAGACAGTTAATTTGCAATAACGTTGATGCGAATGAAGTAGAAGAATTTTTTAGATGGACTTATGACAACTTAAATTTGTGGAGTTCAACCGAAGAAGGCAAGGACGAAGCTATATTAATCATACGTAAAGGATTGGTGACTCATGCTAGTTGTGCCGATCCGGAAATCAATTTGAGTGCTACTATAACCGAACTTATCAGTATTGGAAAATAATATGAGTAAACTTTTTCTTGTTGCCTATTACTATCAACGTCCTAGTGAAAAACGAGTGCGTACCAATCGCAGTGGTTGGATGAATAATGAAAAGAACGTGGCTTTTGACGAACAGGTTGCTTTAACAAAAAATTTGAGCAATCGAGATTATGACATGGCAAAAGTAATTCTGGACATGGTACATAAAAAAGTTATTAAAAACGGCTGGAATACAACTAAAAGTTTTGATGACATGTTTTTGTATTTTCACGAAGGTTATCCACAGTATACCGCAGAAGTCATGCACAAATTAGACTATGAATATTTAGGCAAGATCCTACCTACTTATAAGAAGGAAATTAGCTCAAGTGGCACAATTAGTAGTGTATAAATATTTGAATGAATCCTGCCTTTGCTAAATTACTAAGACAAAAAAAGAAACGAGTTAGAGATCCTAATCTACCACCACCTCCTACGTTGCTTGGTCAAGTTAAGGAATTAAGATTGACCAAAGAAGAAATGGATAGATTAGGGTTAGAATTGACTCTAACCAGGCAAAGGTTAGAGCAATTAGAAATTAGAAATCGAAAATTAGAGTCAAGTTTAGAATCATTGCAAAATTGGGTCCGAACCAGATATAGATAATATTGACACAATCTTGGTTCTTTGCTATACTAGCTTTGTCTTAAACAAACATTGGTGGTTTAAAATGATCCCTCAATATCAAGAAGTAGTGCGACTTCCCAATGTAATGAAAAACCGCAATCCATTACGTCAAACTAACAGCAAAATTCTCACATTAGAAACAAGACTAAAAGAACTACAGTCATATAAGAAATGGCAAAAATTGATTGCCGAGTATCAAAAGAAAGGTGTGCGATTAAATCCAAAGTTGCGTCCACTGGTTAGAATGGTTAAATTAGGCGTAATTTGCATTGACGAAGATATTCAACGTGCTTTAGACAGTAAACATTGTACCTCTATTGCCGATATAGGTAATTTTAGGCCACAATTATTACAAGTAGTCTATTGTATAAAAATTCCCGGCAAGGAAGAATTTCATGCGGTTGATGGTCAACATTCTATAACGTTGCTGTCTGCTTTGATTGATGCTGGTATTTTTGAGGACGAAACAGATTGGAAGGAAGTTGAAGTTCCTGTTTTGTATATTGAAACTGATAGTAGAGCATTTGCCAGAAAAGCATTTGCACTTATAAATGGTAAGGGCAAGAAAAAAATTAGTCCTTGGTATGAGCATAGGACTAAAGTTCTCAGTGTAAGAATTGATAACAGTCTTGATGAAGAAGATGTGAGTGCTGAGGCCAATCAAAGTATCTGTGAAAAATATGATTGTTACCCTGTTGATAAAGAAAGCAATTTTGTTGGCATGCCTGGAACTTTTACACACATGGAAGCTCTCAGTCTAGATTCTAAAGTTTTAGAAATCGCGTGCCGGTGGCACAATAAGTATTTCCATAATGATGAAATAAATGGCAGTTTATGGTTTATCATAGACGATATCCATCGTGCATTTAAAGCAGCCAATATTAAATTAACTGACAAATTTTTAGACGAGTTAGCTGGAATCCTACAGCAATATTTTGCAGGGCTAGCACAGTTTCATGAAGCTTGTCATGCAGCCCATTTAAAATGGGGTGAGCATATTTATGGATATAAAGTACATTGGGAAGATGCGTTTATTGCTTGTGTTTTAGTTCAATTGTATTCACATCTAGGTGGAACTCAACGTATTCCGCAGCCCATGCTAGACAGATTTGATAGACTGATTGATTTCTTAGATGACGACATTAAGAATATGTTTGTAGACCAAAAAAGAGCAGCCTAATGTATTTTTATGTGTTGCCCGGACCCTATAGAACAGGGTTCGGTATCACCAGTGACTATGAACGCCGTCAGAAGGATTATACTGGTGCTTGGGGAGGAGTAGCTAAGTTTAGCCATGTTTTCCAAGGGCCTACTCCTCATATTAAACGACTAGAAAGCGTTATTAAAATGCAGCATAAAGATATACTTTGGCATGTAGATGATTGGCGTACCGAATGGTTAGATAATGCCTGGTCGGGCAATGAATTAGCTGCCTTTGTGCGAGAAATTATTTCTCAAAGACATTTACCTATACAAGAATTGGAAATATAATGCCTTATACCACAGTAGAAGTTGAAATTGATTTAGATGATTTCATCACAGAAGATCTAGTAGAAGAATTAGAGCGGCGTGACGCATATCAGAATGAACTTCCTGAGGAGATCATAGAGCAGTTAGCACATATTCATCGTGCTAGATTATGTGGGCAGCCTTGGGAAGACGACCTAGATCGCTTCCTCAAGGACACATTAGGTCGTGCTATTTAATCTTCGCCATAGAGTTTAAGCACCTCCGCTACCACAGGGTGACGTTGCACATCACGTCGCCCAAAATCAACACTGGCAATCATTGAACTATTACTGGCTTGTAATCTTTCAATAAAATCCCGAAGTCCATTGTCCGTGGAGAATTTACGGTCAAGTTGATTTAGATCTCCGGTCACTACTAAACGACTTTCTTGGCCTAGTCGCGTCAACACCATTTTCATTTGGTTAACAGTGGCATTTTGAGCTTCGTCAAAAATTATCCACGAGTGTTTAAAATTGCGACCTCTCATATATGCTAGTGGAGCTATCTCTATAATTTGTTCTTCTAGCATACTGGCTATTTCTTTTGCCGTGTAGTATTCCTGAATAACATCCATAATGGGTCGTGTCCACGGTGCCATTTTGGCGTTTAGGTCTCCGGGTAAAAAACCGTGTTCTTCATTGTCCACACCCACTGCTGGACGAGTTATAATTATTTTATTGATTTTCCTTTCTTTAAATGCTTTGATAGCAGCCATTACTGCAAGCATAGTTTTGCCAGTCCCAGCAGGACCTGTGGCAAAAACTATGAGTCGAGTTGGATCTAATAGTAGGTCAATGTATTCTTCCTGTTTTAAAGTTTTTGGTAGCAAAGTTACCTGACGGCTTTTTTGCTGCACATAATCATTGATTCCAATTACATTAGCCGCGTCAAATTGACGGCTACGACTGTTTTGAGCCCGACGTTTTGCTGACAAGTGTGTTTCTCCTAAAGTTAATGTCATATTTTATGTTTTGTATTCTAGATGAATACAAAACTATTTAGGTCAGGCAAGCAGGCAATTTTGCAAGTGTTTAAAACTTATGTAATACTCATAAGTATTAGGCTGACCTTGAAATATAGGTTCAAATACCTTTTTAATTTTTACAGCATAAATATCTAAAAGAACTGTAAACATGGCTGCCGATCTTAGAAATATTATTGATAACACTAAACAAATTTACATGACAGACAGTGCTCTGGAAAGCCTCATGGACTTTGAAAGAGTACTAGATGAATTAGACACCTATGTGTTTGAAAACTGGATTAAAGGCGAATTAGTAGAAGGACCTCTGTACGAAAAGTATTTCGTAACCTGTACTTTTATGTGGCCTTATAAGTTAATGCCTGATCCTCGTGGTGCAGAACGTTTATTAGACTACAACTGTAAAGTGCGTTTTCGTAAAACACAATTCAGTTATCCGGCCACAGTCAAAGATCAAAGTGATTTTAGACCGGGTACTCACATGCCTAAAATGGTTAATAAACCAGTCTGGTTAGTAGAAATTGTTATGCCAAAACAGTTAATGAAAGACATACAACGTGGTAGTTTAGAGCTTGAATCAGAAGATGTTGATTTAGATGATATCGAACAAAGTTATGAAGTTGGATTAGATGACGACATCTATAAGAATGATGAAGAACAACAGCAAACACAACCAAATGCACAACAGCAACCATTACCAACAATATAACCTTAATGAAGGATTAGAAAAGGGTGACTTAGCCAGACTAGTAAGCTCTAAGGTTACTATTGACGAATACAAAAGTAAGATTGGCAAAGACGAAGAGATCATTGTATTAGCTTTTAAGGTACAAGGAAAAAATCCTGCATTAGACTTAGTAAATTTTATAGAAAAAAGTTATGATTGGGTGCTTGATGCTGATGCTAGCTCAGGCGAACTTGATGACGGTGACTATCTTATTTTTGTAGAAATGGATAGAGAAGAAGAAGCTGCTGCTAATATCATACAATTATTAGAGGATTTAGTTAATCTGACAGATATTAGCATGGAAGAATGGGAATTGCACAATTTTAAACCTAATAAACAGTCAAGTGCAGAAATAGATACATTAAAAAGTATAATTCCATTATCTATTTCAGCTTACCAATCAATTAACCGTAGTTATCAAGAAGACATAGACAAATTAAAAACAGCAGCTGGCGTTCGTGTTGAAACTCGTGCTCCTAAAAATGATTTTACAGAAAGTTTAAGGATTGCAGCTGGTATTCGTTAAACAAAGAAAGGATTTTCAACGATGTGGCAACTTTTTTTCATAGTTGATTTTTTACCAGACTTATTTTGGCATATGCTGTTTGTAGTCAGTGCTGGACTGGTATTCGCAACTACTTTTATTAAAATAATTCCTCACAGACTACCTCTTAGTATATTCAGTGCATTGTTGTTGGCATTTAGTATATGGGTCGAGGGTGGCTTAGCTAACGAACAAAAATGGCTAGAAGAAATTGCACGTTTACAAGAAGCTGTTCGTGCTGCTGAAGATAAGGCTAGACAAGCTAGTAGCCAAATCCAAACAGAGATTGTAGAGAAAGAAAAAGTTATAGTCAAGCGTGGCGAAACCATTGTAAAAGAAATTGACAAGATAGTGGAAGTGCCTGGTCCTGAACGTGTTCGAGAAATCACCAAAGACATGAGCGAAGAACAGCGTAAGAAATACGAAGAAGAATTAGAACAACTACGTAAAATAAACTCACTTGAATGTGCCATACCAAAGCCCTTAGTTGATGCACACAATGAAGCTGCTAAGAATCCCGCCAGTAAAGGAGAAAAGAAATGAGAATCATTACCGTACTCCTTATAAGTTTGGCGTTGGGTGGATGTGGCATGTTCACTAAATTATTACCGGTCATGCCCGAGTTCCCTGAACCTGTAAAAGAACTAACAGAAAAATGTCCAGATCTTAAACAAATCGAAGGTGATAAAGTAGCTGTCACAGATTTGTTAAAAGCTGTAGTAAACAACTACACCCTGTATTATCAATGCAGTTTGAAAAATGATGGGTGGAATAATTGGTATAAACAGCAAAAAGAAATTTACGACGAAGTTAAAAAGAAAGGGAGATAATGAGCGACGAATTTATTCTTACCCGAGATCAGTTAGCCGAACTTATAAAGGGCAATCCATATGTGGATTATTGGCATGACGCTATGCGTCGCTGTTTGCCCGATTATGATATCAATACTCCACAGCGTGTAGCAGCATTTGTAGCACAATGTGCTCATGAAAGCGGTGGTTTTAAGTTTCTTAAAGAAAACCTCAAATATCGTGCCGCTAGTTTAGTCAAAGTATGGCCTAAGTATTTCCCTAACATGGACATTGCCAACCAATATGCTGGCAAGGAGGAAATGATTGCTAATCGTGCCTATGCTAATCGTATGGGTAATGGATCAGAATCATCAGGCGATGGTTGGCGATTTTGTGGGCGTGGCTTGATACAATTAACTGGACGCAACAACTATCAAAACTTTGCAGACAGTATAGAAACAGACATCAATGATATTCCACATTACCTTGCTACCTTTGAAGGTGCGGTGCAATCAGCTTGCTGGTTTTGGGAAACAAATAATTTAAACCAATGGGCAGATAAGGGTGACATGATGACCCTAACCAAACGTATCAACGGTGGTACATTAGGGCTACAAGATCGCGTTAAACACTATGAACATGCTCTGCATGTACTAGGAATCTAACATGGGTATTTTTTCGAAAAAGAAAGGGGCAACTAAAGTGGCCGAAGAAGAAAAGAAAGAAGCACCAGCTGAAGGAAAATCAGATGGAGCTAAGAAACAAGAAGATTGGATGAATTCAAAATGGCGTCCGGCCATGGGTTGGATGTACATGATGGTTTGTGTGTTTGACTTTATTGTGTTTCCTATCATGTACACCATTGTACAGTTTTGGGAAACTGAAGCGGCCAATGACGCTTTCCGTCAATGGCAACCACTTACCCTAGCTGGTGCCGGCTTGTTCCATATGGCTATGGGTGCAGTGCTAGGTCTAAGTGCTTGGGGTCGTACACAAGAAAAACTAAATGGTGCTAACAATGGTGGTATGCAACCAGTTAGCCAAAGCGTAACTACTACATATGGAAGCAGCAGTGGAAATTTCGGTAGTGCCCCGGCGGGTAATTTTGGTGCCAACGCCGGCGGATTTGGTGGATCGTCACCGGCACCCAGTCAGGGCGGATTTGGACAAGTAACTACAGGATTCGGCGGTAAGCCTGCTCCGGTAGAACCACCAAGAGAATGGATTTAAGGAGAAACCATGCATAAAATTTTAATCGGTTTGATATTAGGGTTAGGCATAGCCACAGCACAGGCAGCAGAGCCTGCCAAAGGTGCTGAACCCGGTAAGCCAGCCAAGGCTGCTACAGCATCAAGTGCTGCACCAGCAGCCGCAGCGGCCACACCAGCAGCAGGTGCAAGTGGAGCTAAGGTTGGTGAGCCAGCCAAGGCAGCAGATAATTCTGGTGCAGACACAGCTGGTAAGGGCGAAGTAAAAGTGGTATGTCATGACAAAGTCAAAGATGGTAAGCCAGTGATGGGCAAGGATGGCAAGCCCGAACAAGAGTGCAAAAAGATTAAAGTGCGTCAAAAATTGGAAGCACACGATATTCCACCAGCCAAAAAGTAATATTTTTGACTTAATAATAAAGGTATAGTATAATTAATACTGTACCTTTTTCCTTTTAAGATATATACATATATGAAGGACTTTTACAATATATTAGGTGTAGATGCAAATGCATCTGAAGACGCCATTAAACAGGCTTATAAGCGTTTAGCCATGCAGCATCACCCTGATCGCGGCGGCGATGCAGCTAGGTTTCAAGAGATTCAAGAAGCATATAGTACTTTAACTGATCCTAATAAACGTGCCCAATGGGAACAACAAAAGGCATTTCAAGATCACGGAAATTTTAGTTTTAGTTTTAATTTTGGACCTGACATCAATGATGTATTACGCGGTTTTGGTAATTCGCCATTTGGTCATTTTCGCCAAGTTCAACGTAATAGAGATATTAGAACAGTAATGGTAGTAGATCTAGTTAGTACATTAGAACAACAATCAAAAACTATTAATATCAGACAACAAGATGGTACTAATAATACTGTTCAAATAACGATTCCACGTGGTGTACAATCGAATATGCAAATGCGATTTCCGGGTCATGGTGATCATACTAATAAAAGCATTCCGCCTGGTGACTTGTATGTAGAGTTTAGAGTTAATCCTGCACCTGGATTTACTCAACAAGAACTCAACTTACACAAAAAACATATGATAAATTGTATAGATGCTATGCTAGGCACTACAATTTCAATATATGGTTTAGATGGTCGGCAATTTGATATAACAGTACCTAAAGGTACACAACCAGGAACTCAATTACGCATACCAAATAACGGTTTATGGGATGTTAATCATCCCGTTAGGGGTGATTTATTTGTTGAGGTGTGCGTAGAGATACCACAATCTATAAGTCAAGAACAATTTATTCGACTCAATTCTTTAATAAACTAAAAATTTATGAGTTCTCATATGCGACCTAACGCCGAGATTGAAGAGATCATCGTTCGTGCAGGAGAATCTGCACGTTTCCATAATCATGAATATGTAACGCTAGAACATCTTTGTCTTAGTATATTCCAACACAAAGGATTACAAGAATTACTTGTCGCTAACAAATATAACGTATCCAGTTTATGTGGAGAGCTTGATAACTTCATACGCAATCAACCATATCTGATTAAAGATTCAGTTACACAACCTAAAAAAACACAGAGTTTAGAAAGATTATTTAATAGAGCGTTGACACAGTGTATGTTCAATGGTCAAAATCAAATACGCATCGTTGACTTATTATTGAGCATGACAGCAGAAGTTAATAGTCATGCTTACTTTTTTATGTGTAGACATGGTATTGATAGAAATTGTATTATAAGTCTGTACAAAAAGATAAGTTCTGACCTAGAAGATGGCGATTTACAGGTTGGAGATACCAAGCGAGCAGATGAGATACTAAAGGAATTTTGTGTAAACCTCAACGACTTGGCCAAGGAAGATAAAATTGATCCTATCATAGGCAGAGAAACCGAGTTACTAGAAATGACACAGGTAATGGCAAAACGCAATAAAGCCAATGTGTTACTAGTAGGAGATCCCGGTGTTGGTAAAACCATGTTAGCTGAAGGTCTGGCTAGAAATATTGTCAATGGTAATGTACCAAATTATCTAAAAGACTATGTAATATATAATGTTGACATTGGTAATTTATTGGCTGGTAGTAAGTATAGAGGTGATTTTGAAGAAAAATTAAAAAATATCATCAAGGCCATGGAAATCAAACAACGCTGTATTATGTTTGTTGATGAAGCACATCAGATGCGTGGTGCGGGTAGTAGCAGTTCAGGGGGCACTGTTGATTTTAGTAATATGCTTAAACCGGCATTAACCAAAGGAAAGATTAAAGTAATTGCTAGTACTACCTGGGAAGAATACACACAGAGCTTTGAAAAAGATAGAGCTTTAATGCGTAGATTTTACAGATTAGCAGTAGATGAACCTACACCCGAGGTAACTAAAAATATTCTCAGAGGTATAAAGGAACAGTTTGAAAAGTTTCATGGTCTTGGAATCAGTGATGAAGCAATTATATGTGCTGTAGATTATAGTGTAAGATATCAACCTGACAGAAAATTACCAGACAAAGCCATTGATCTTATTGATACTGCCGCTGCCAAACAACGAATCAAGCTAGATCATCATCCTAAAATAGTTATTGACAAGGCACACATTATAGAAACGCTTAGTAAAGCTACCAAAATTCCCATGGACCAAATTGGCGAGGAGGCTGTGTCTAGTTCATTGATGAACATAGAAACTGATATCAAACGTCATCTGTATGGTCAAGAAACAGCAGTAGATAGTGTATTAGAAAAAATATATGTAGCCAAGGCAGGTATAAAACCTATTAATAAACCAATGGGTAGTTTCTTATTTTTAGGTCCAACTGGTACTGGTAAAACAGAACTAGCCAAACTACTATGTTCCAATCTTAATATGAAATTATTAAGATATGATATGAGTGAATATCAAGAAAAACACAGCGTGGCAAAACTAATAGGAGCTCCGCCGGGTTATGTAGGATATGATGATGCCAACATAGGTGGTGGATTGCTTATTAGTGCGATTGAAAAGAATCCGAACAGTATAGTGCTATTTGACGAAATAGAAAAAGCTCATCCTGATGTAAGCAATGTATTATTAGCATTTATGGATGAAGGTTTTATCACAAGCAGCAATGGTAAAAGAGCAGATGCTAGGAATTGTATATTAATTTTAACAAGTAACCTAGGGGCCGCAGATAATGAACGTAATACAATTGGCTTTTCAACTGATTTGCAACGAACAGGCGAAGATGATAATGCAGTAAAAGACTTTTTCAAACCGGAATTTAGAAATAGATTAGATGGCATTATTAAATTCAAGCATTTAGAAAAAACTAGTATGCGAAAGATTGTTGACAAATTTATATCAGAGATAAATGAACTGTTAATGGATAGACAATACAAGTTACAGTTGTCTGATTCGGCTATTGATCTTTTAATCGAACGCGGATTTGACCGTAAAATGGGTGCAAGACCATTAGCCAGAGCTATAAATGATCTGATCAAAGTACCATTAAGCAAGAAAATTTTGTTTGAAAATTTAGTTAGTAACTCAATTATAAGAGTAGATTGTAACGATAAACAGTTGACATTTACTACATTAGAGCTTAATATATATCCTGCTATAGCAGATAGTACATCAAAGGTTGACGAGAATGGATTTATCACCCTGGCATAATTTCAAATTTTGTAAGATATCAGAAACTAAACAATTATATTATAAAAAATATTATCATAAAATTGTATATAAAATTAAAGGAGCACATCTTTTTACTTTGATTAACAATGGTAGTAACGCACACGATCAGTTAAATCGGAAAATTGAACGTTTTCATGAGGCATTTAGTATAAACAATGCTGATTGTCAACAACTACATGACTTTTTAAGTTTTTATGTTCAACGTAAATCTTTAGAGGCTAGATTTCGTATTGAACGTTCAACAGTGGCAATTTTTCATAATGACTTAACTTTTTTGTATAACCTTGCCAATGGAGATTTTAAAAAATATTCAGACAAATTGAGAGAAATGACAACATATTTTGATGAATCAACTAAGTCTGTGTTAGATAAAAATGGCATAATTGTTAAAGCACACACAGACCATCTTTATCGTGTAAATATTCGCAATTATTTCTTTTATAAAAAATATGACAACGAAAGACGTGCTCTAGGAAATTACCTAAAAGAAATAGGCGAAGAAGTTAAAATAACAATAGATTTATTACAGGCACTAGAGGGCAATAATAAATACTTTACAGGTTCTTATTTTCATGTAAAAGATCCTAATATAGTTAGTATGATCATGTTGATTACCCCCAACCTGATCAAGTCGGTGCAGCAATTGGTGGTAAAATAACTTTCAATAATATTATGGAAAACGATCAAAACACACCTAAAAAAACCAATGACATTGAACTGCCAGGCAAAAGTGCCACCGAGGTAGTTAACAAAATCAGCGAACTTATGAAACAACGTCGAGCCGAAAATGTCGACGCAGAAGAAGTAAAAACCAGTAAGCCTTATGATTTTAGCAAAATTCATTTACATATTGGAATTCCTTGTTACGGTGGAATGATGAGTGAACCCACAGTAACCAGTCTACTTAAATTTGTTTTAATGGCCAGTAGAGTAGGATTACAATGGAGTTTAGACACCATGGTAAATGAAAGTCTGATTACAAGAGGACGTAATAACTTAATGGCTAAAATGATGAGCAACCTAAATGCTACACATTTTATGTTTATTGATGCAGACATAAGGTTTGAGCCAGAAAGTATTTTCCAGATGTTAGTTTATGAAAAAGATGTAATTGGTGGTCTATATCCTAAGAAAAGTATCCCAACTAATTATGTGATTAATCTTTTACCACAAACTAAAATTCAAGGTGATGTGTTCACAGTTGATACAATGGGTACGGGATTTTTAATTTTTAAACGTGATGTATATCAGAAATTATGTGATGCACACAAACATACAAAATATGTAGACGACGTTGGTCTAGGTAAACAATACGAACCATTTATGTATGCAATTTTTGATACAGCCATTGATGCTAAAGGGCACTATCTCAGCGAAGATTGGTTATTTTGCCGACGTTGGCAAGAACTTGGGGGCGAGATTTGGGCACACAGTAAGGTGTTGTTGAATCACTGTGGTCATTACGAATATAAAGGTAACTTGGAACAGATGCCAGATTTTACCAAGAACAGATAAGCTGCTTAATTTATGCTGTAACAATAAAAGGCTGCGGTTGCAGCCTTTTTTTATGGTTCCATAAATACATAACTATGTTTTTATTTGAGATCTTTGAAGCAACAAATAGTCCTACTCTGGTAATTTACCCTGGCAGGTTCCAGCCATTTCACAAAGGACATCATGCTGTATATGAATACCTTGTTAAAAAGTTTGGCAGAGATAATGTTTTTATTGCTACCAGTAACAAAGTTGATCCTCCTAGAAGTCCATTTAATTTCTCTCAAAAGCTAGCTTTTATGAAATTAACAGGCATCCCAATGGATAGAATCGTTGAAACCAGGGATCCATATAAAGCACCTGAACTGACTAATTTGTATCCTTCAGACACACGCCTTATCTTTGCTGTAAGTGCTAAAGACATGGCAGAAGATCCAAGATTTAGCAAATGGAGTAAAAAAGATGGAACTCCAAGTTACTTTCAACCTTTGCCTAAGGATATGGCTGCAATGAAACCCATAGCAGAACATGGATATATCATGACTGTACCAACTTTTAATTTCTCAGTATTAGGGCAACCTATGCGTAGTGCTACAGAATTAAGAGCACAGTTTGCTCAAGCAGATGAAAATAGTCAACGAGCAATTATCAAAGACTTATTTGGTGCTTATGATGAAGAAGTTTATACTATAATGAAAAACCAAATAAAAGAAGATGCAGCAGGAGTGGGCGTTATAGCAAGTTCAAAACAACGCCGTGATCCTAGATACAGCAACAGTATGACGGTAGATGTTCAACCAGGCAGTCAACGTAAGATGATGCGAGCACTCAAGCTAATATAAATATAGATATATTTTGGAATCATTATGAAACCTACAGACTTTATTAAAGAAAACCATCACATAGTACAAGCAGTGGTAGAAATGCACGATGATCATGAAATTCAAATGGCTCGTGAACAATGTTACAATGCTGCAAGTAATGCAATTGAATTGCATCGTATGCTAAAACACATAACAGAGCGTCAAGGACTAGAAGGTTGGGTCCAAGAAAAGATCACTCTCGCAAATGATTATCTACGCCAAGTCAAAGAATGGATGGAATATGAAATCATGCATAAGGTCAGTGATATGGCAACATCTACAGGAAATATGCCTTTGGAACAAGTAGGGGAAAATGCCACAGCCGGAGCAAGCAGTAGCGGTGCAGTAGCCACAAATACTGCCACGCAATACGCTGCTAAACCAGATCGTAGTAAAATACCAGCTGCTCAACGTAAAAAATACCATGGCCGAGATTGGATGCTTAAGCAAAAAGATATAGCAGATCCCTACAAACACATGAGTAGTTCACAGACTATCAGACGTAACACTGGCGAATAATGAATATTAATAAAGAAAATACTGCTGATATCGATCAAATAGTTGATCTCAGCAGAAAGGACAAAAATACTTCATTGTCTGCAACAAGACCAAATATGCCAATGAAAGAATTGCCAGTGGACATTGACAATTTACATTTGAGGCTGGCTGATCTTCAAAGTAGATATGATCCGTCAGACAATACAGATTATCTACGTCAAATTGCTATGGCTAAAGAAATACAACGTCTTAAAAAACTTATATATCAATCATCAAGTAAAGGAACATTCGAGAATATGACCGAATCAATTAACAAAACTTTGATACAAAGAATAGCTGAAGGTTTAGTCAGGGTTGAAGACATACTAGAAGGAAAACAAGTTTACGGTGGAATAGGCGAGGGTGATAGGAAAGCAATTAAAAATGCTTTTTACGATGCCGTTGAACGTGGCTGGCGTTATGATGATATCATAGATAGTTTAGTTGAACGTTGTAAATTAGAAGGCAATCTACAAGAAACCACAATTGGTGTAGTTAGTCCGGCTACAAGTATTCCTACTCCGCCTAAACCAGCTGGCACTAGTCCGCAAACTCCCAATGCTATAAGCCAAGTTGCCCCAGCTGCCAATGTCCAAATTGGTAGTCAACAAATTAATAAACCAACCACTCAGCAAGATCTAGATAACTTGGCTAAAGGTATCGAAAAAACAATGAAAGATCCAAACTTTAACAAAGACTTTAGTACCTTGTTGGCTAAAGTTATGCAGAAAGGTATGTAAATGCGGGTAAATGATCTTTTTACAGAAGCACTACCGGATGAAGTAGCAAGATTAGCAGCTAGAAATCGTATAGCTAATCCTAATCTAATTCTTGTTGGTCAAAAGATCAGTCTACCAAATGGTACAACCTATACTGTAGCACCAGGTGATACTTTATCTGCTATAGCACAAGGGCAATTTAAAGGCACACCACCTCAAAATACTGTACGAGTTGGACCTAACCCAAATATTAAACCAGATACAAGATCCCGTGCGGCTGCATCTGTTCCTGCTGCCTCACCAGCACCTGCGGCTACCAGTCCAACTGTTCAAACTCCAGTATCTGGGAGTGAACAGCCCATTACCTCAGTGGTACGTGGGGGGTCCGGTTACACAGATGTAACCACAGCAGATGGACAAACACAAAGACGGATTGGTGTTCGTAATTGGCGTAATAACAATCCTGGTAATTTAGAGTTTGGTCCATATGCCAAAAGCAAAGGTGCCATTGGCACAGATGGAAGGTTTGCTGTATTTGCTACTCTAGAGGATGGACTAAAAGCCAAACGTGATTTAGTATTTGGTCCACGTTATATAAATTTAAGTATAGCAGATGCAATTAACAAATATGCACCTCCTAGCGAAAATGCTACAAATGCTTATATACAATCTGTGGTAAAGGCTACAGGTGTTAATCCAGAAACACCACTTAAATCATTAAATTCTAGTCAACAAAATGCGTTTTTAGATGCCATTAACAGAGTAGAAGGATTTAAGCCAGGCCGCATACAACAATTAGATACTACACTTACAGCAGACATACACGAAGAATCCAATCCCGAAGATACTGTGGAGTTAGATATTCCTTTATTACTAAGAATAATGGAGTATAGTAAAGAAGATGCACAAACAGACATGGATTTACACAATGTTGTTGACAAACTCATAAGTCTTAGTCAGAATGGGCAAACACTAGATATGAAAAACTATGATGAAATAGTTGGATCAGTGCATGAAGGTGATAGTTCAGCAGAAAAATTAATAAAAGATATAGAATATGATGCCGATGCAGACTTGAATACACAAGGATATAAATTAAATCGTCATGTGATCAGCAATTCATCGGGTATGCCAACCATGCGTTATACCATACATAGAATGGATGGACAACAGGTTGGTCCTGCTTTTGACAGTAGAGAAACTGCTGGTCATTACCTTAAAAAACTTGACCAAGGAAATGTAGTCGAAGGACATGGTAGGTATTGGTGCTCAACAGACAAGCGTTGGAAGGAACGCCAAGGTCCCAAACAGTCAAGGGGCTAAAGTGCGTCAACATGAATTTGAACAAGTCAATGAAATTATTCTATTACCGCAAGAGTTATATAAAGGCGACTGGTTAGCTAAATTAAATTATAAAAAATACTTAGACGATCGCATTCCTTTTCCTGGCAGTGCAAATCTCTTGCTAAGTTTTCAAAACAATCTAAATGATGTCTATGTTGTAGATCCTGCAGGACGAAAAGTCGCAGCCAAAATGAGTTTAGAATCTGTAAACTTTCCTAGCAAAAATGCCAAATCTGTAGCAGGGATAGCAGTTGATCCTGCTTATAGAGGTCAAAAAATAGCACAAACACTGTATCAAGTTGCTATGCGTAGCTTGAAACTATTACTTATAGCTGACGATGTACAAACTGCTGGCGGTGCTGCTAACTGGGTAAATCTAAGCAGAATTCCTGGTGTAGAAGTAATGGGTTACATTGCAATAAATTTAAGATCGTTAAATACTAAAACTCCTCGAGAGATTGGTAATTTATTGGCACAGGACTTAATGGAAATAGGTGGATTTCATATTGGTACTACTAGCGGCACAGACTTTTTTGCATTTCCTGTGCGTCGAGGATTTGAACGTATGGAAACCCATATTAAAGATACCATAATCGAACCGTATGGATATGACGATGTTAGTTATGAAATTAGTATGTTTGCACACTGGATAGGACGATGAGAGCTAAAAATTTTATAGCGGAAGCAGAATTATTTGAAATAAACATGAGTCCTGGCAACCTTAAACAGTTGGCCAGTAAGATTGATGCTCGTGTGGGCATGGAATTTGAAATGATTGTGCCCAATGTTGAAACTGACGATAACGCCGAAAGTGAACCCGATTATGGCCCTGACGAGCGTGTACGCGGTTGGCAATCAATAGAGAGTTTTTTCCTTGACAGCGACCACAACTCGAGAGCATCAATAGGCAGGCTACACGATGAGCTCTTTCAAGAATACGGTGAAAGTGATTACTGGCAGGAAGCAGAACAATCCTGGTGGGAAGAAAATGAAGAATACTATGTAGAACAAGCAGTTGAAAAAGAACTGGGCGAAGAACTATGGCAGGAGGCCGCAGAACAATTAGGCGATCGTAAGTTTGTCGATGAGCGTGATCGTAAAAATGCTATCCAAGAAATATATAGCACCCTACTAGCAGATCGTAGAGATGAATGTATAAATGATAAGGACGAGATCTACGATCTAGCTCGTGATGATGCCATGGAAGAGTCGGAACCCGACCATGAAGCCGGCTTTACTCGTTTTCTGCGTGCTAGCTACAGCTACATGACTGACATTGAAAACAGTTTCAGTCATCTCGTGACTTGGCCATATTGGGAGCTATCCGGTGATGACGATGCTGATGTTGGTAAAGTGGCCAATGATTTCTCAGCCTATGTGAATATGAAGGTCGACTACAGCCAAAGTTATCATGGTGCCAAGCGTAAACCTGATACTTATGTGGTTGAACCAGACAGTAGCCTGGATGGTGATAACCCTGGCGACACAGGCCTAGAGTTTGTAAGTCCTCCGCTTACACTAGAACAAATGACCCAGCATCTCGAAGCTGTAAAAGAATACGCTAGAGATAATAACTGCTATACTAATCGTACCACCGGGCTACACATTAATGTCAGTGTACCTAATATGAACATGGATAATCTAGACTATGTCAAATTGGCACTGCTGTTGGGTGACAAGTATGTGCTGGAACAATTTGGAAGATCAGCCAATACCTATTGTAATAGTGCCATGGATGAGATCCTATCGCGTGCCAAAAGCAATCGCAATCAAGTTCCAGGCCTACTAGATATGATGAAGGCTGGCTTAAACAAATTGGCCGGTAAAATGATACACAGTGGGTCAACTGCCAAATATATCAGCATAAACAACAAAGAAAAATACATAGAATTTCGCAGCCCGGGTGGAGATTGGCTTAACGCAGACCTAGACAAGATTGTCTCTACGATGAATCGTTTTGTGGTGGCCTTAGACGCAGCAGTTGACCCTGAAAAATACAAAGAAGAATACTCAAAGAAATTATACAAAGTCATAGCACCAGAAAATGCCAGCGATACTATAAAATACTTTGCCAAGTATGCGGCAGGAGCACTGCCAAAAGCAGCATTAAAGAGTTTCCTCAAGCAAGCCAAACTTGAACGCGAAGTAAACAAAAAGCCCGTTGAAGGCAAACTATATTACTGGAATGTCACTGTTCCTGGTTCCAGTGCTAGTCTACAAGTTGTAGCCGCTAATCGCAATGATGCCTGGGCCAAGGCCATTGGTTATCAAGGCTATCCAGAATGGGGGCGTCGCTTTGATGCCGCAGCAGCCACAATACAAGTGATTAAACCCTACACAGGTGATCAGACACCTAGTAGTCCTGAACCTGGATCTGGTCGATCTCGACGTACCGATGGATCAATGACCGCACCAGAGTCAATGCCGGATGCCAACTATGCAATCATTAGAGTAGCTGATAATGCTCCAATCAGGTATTTTACTGCTAACACCCAACAAGAAGCAGAACAAGAATATGCTAGATGGCGTCAACATACCGGAGCGTGGGAGGTTGAGTTTTATCTGATTTCCATAAATCCACGAAATTCGCAAGATACTCAACCACAGCCCGAGCGTAGACTAGACGGATCAATGACCGCACCAGAAAGTGATCCCGATGCTAATTTTGCTGTGATAAGATCTAGTGATAATGCTGTGATCAATTATTTTACTCGTAATACAAGGCAAGAAGCAGAAGACGCATTTACTCGCTGGCTTTCTTCACAAGGACTAGCAGCAAGTTTAATACGACATTCAGAGTCACCGCCTTATTACCTTATTGCTATAAGACCTAGATCTGCCCCGGAAAGCCGAGCCGATCATGGCCAATTTACTGGTCGTTGGAATATTGTCACAGACCAAAATCAAGTCATACACACATTCGGTGGTGTAAACACTCAAGCCGAAGCCAATGCACATGCCCGACAGTGGTTAGAAAGAAATAGTAGATATGCTCAACTTGGACTAACCGTTGTTCCGGACCGAGCATGAGAGTAGACGATTTATTCGATGATGACCGAGAGCATCAACAAGCACTACGACGAACCGGATTTTGGGGGCGTCGCGGTGCCGGCTGTATTATACTAGCACGAGATACTGGTAGATTCTGTATAGCACATCGTAGTTCCAAGGTAGAACAGCCTGGCACTTGGGGTACTTGGGGTGGTGCTATTGATGAAGGTGAAGATCCTGCTCGTGCTGCTCAAAGAGAAGTTGCAGAAGAAGCCGGGTACTCAGGTGCAATGAAAATGGTACCGTTATATGTATTCAAGCATAAATCGGGCTTTACTTACTATAATTTTCTAGCCATAGTTGAGCGTGAATTTCAGCCACGACTAGATTGGGAAACACAAGGTTATGACTGGGTTGAATATGGTGCGTGGCCTAGTCCACTGCATCCCGGCTTACAGGCTGTGTTATCAGATGCTCATAGCCAAGACATCATGCGTCGTGCCACACCACAGCACCCACAGCGTGGACAACATTATCCCAGTATTGAAACCCACAGCCTCACTAAACCGCCCAAAACAGAAAGTACTATATCTGAAAAACAACCCGCTGAACCAGAAATAGCAGTGTCACCGGACACTATCCATCGTAAACAACAATACCAAGGTCCCGTTAGCCAAAATCAAAAATCGTTAACACACTATTCCGACATTGGGTCTGCTATAATCAACACGACCCTACATCATCATTATAGAAACCAAGGCCACGACGAGGATCAATACGGTCATATTCGAAGACTTGATAACGTCTTAAAACAGTATCAATTAAAAAAGAATATCAAAGTATATTCAGGTATACCAGAAAGTCCAGGCAGAATATGGGAAAAATATCACGCTGATGTCACAAAGCCAGTGCGTGTTCATTTACCAGCATATACTAGCACAACTACAGATTTTATGATAGCCTCTATAAGTTTTGCCAAAATTGACTATACAATCTATAATAATCACAAACCTCGAAATATACCTAAAGGAAATCTAAAACTTTATCCAATGGGTGTAGTAAGTAAAGGCGTCAAGGAAGTATATAATGGATATCAAATCCTACATATTACAGTGCCAGCAGGATACTCAGCACTAAGCATGAATACAGTCAGCGTGCATGATTCAGATGAAAAAGAGATATTATTGCCTCGTGGGCTCGACATTGAAATAGAACCAAATCCCTATGTTAGAACTACACCTAACCTACCAGTTGTAGTATGGTTCGCCAAGGTAGTAGGACATAACCCAGTGGTGATAAAAAATGAGACTGCATGAACTTGTGGTTGAACAAGAGCTAGATGAAGACTGGCCCAAATGGTTCGCTACCGGCTTAGGTGCTGCTGCTATGGCCACAGGATATGCTCACAAAGCCGGCTATGAAAAACCAAGACCTGCTTATGATATACCTCCTGCACAAGTGGCACCAGCCCAGCGTCCACAAACTACACCTGCTCCGATACCACAAGCCAAGGCTGCTCCCGCTGTCAAACAAGCAGAACCAGAAAAGCCTGCGGCAAAACAATTACCGCCTATAGAAAAACCTGCGGTAAAAAATAAAACTATTAAATTAGAAAACCCCAAAGCCAATCAACTTGCACAACGAGCACAAAAGTCTGGTATCAAAGGCATCGAACTAGCACAGTTTCTAGCACAAATGGAACATGAGAGTTGGGACTTTAGGAAAATGAAAGAAGTTCCGCAGGGCAAAGATTACTTTAAGAGGTATGATCCCAAACACGCACCACGCACTGCCCAAAAACTAGGTAATGTCAAAGCCGGCGACGGCGAGCGTTTTAAGGGTCGCGGGTTCATACAATTGACCGGACGCGATAACTATCGTGCTGCTAGTCAAGCACTGGGCATTAACTTATTAAAGAATCCTGAACTAGCAGCAAGACCAGACATAGCAGCAGAAATCGCTATATGGTATTGGTTTGAGCGAGTACGCCCTGGTGTAATGGATTTTGCTAATACTGTGGCAGTGACTAAGCGTATTAACCCTGCCTTAGCTGGTATCGAAGACAGACACGAGAATTTTAAATATTACCTTAAATACATGCGATGAGAGCGACCGAATTCCTTATAGAGCGTATCAGCAGCCGAGTATTTCACTATACTCGAGTCACCACTGCCCTAAAAATCCTACAATCGGGCCAATTCGAACTTAGTCATACACTAGGAACTAGTTGGGAGGCACAGTTTGCTCCCAAGGGCTATCCTTACTTCCTAAGCACTACTAGAACACGCCATGGCGGGTATCATGGATATCTTGGACAAGATGCTGTGTTATTTGAACTAGACGGGGACTTTTATAATCAACGCTATCCTGGTAAAGCAGTAGATTACTGGAATAATCGTGACCCCATGAAGGATCATCACAAAGCACATGAAGCAGAGGATCGTATCTTTAGCAGGGAGAATGCTATACCCGCTGCCATCAGAGTAATAGATCTTTATATAGCACCCGACGCCGACGAAGCTGCTCGTGCTCGTACAAGACAGGTAATTATTTTAGCCAAAAAAGCAGGTATTCCTGTAAACTTGTTTAATGACCAAGCGGCCTGGCGTCAGCGTGATACACGTAAACTGGCCGATGTCAGTCAACTCCGTGGGCAGGATCCTGCTCGTGGTTATGTAGAAAGACGTAGGGGTGGATACTTAAAGCCATGGATGGAACTCATGCAGGCCAAGACTAAGGCACAATTAAGTAAGGCTGCCGATAGCAAGCGTTATGCCTTACAATACACCTACGATAAACAAGAGATGACCAAGAGTCTATCTGTAGACCTAAGCAATGCTCGCAAACCAGGACCGGACGCCGATCGCAATAATGCTATAAGAATCATCAAGTTCATGCAACAGAACAGGTTGACCACAGTCGATGACTTTGTTAATTTCCTAGCCGACAAGTGGAAAAACATCAAAGAAGGTGTGGCGGAAGGCACCGGCTTTGATCAAGAGGCAGGCATTGGTTTAGATGGTGAATCATTCAAGTTCAAAATAAAAGATTTAGTTGCTTTAGCAAACAAATATCCTGTGACCCCAATTGATCCCCAGCAATTTACACAGCAAATA